GTTGATGTCGAGGATGGAATAGCCGCCTTCAGTGATGAAGATTTGGCAATCACCGCACTGGAACGAAGGGCACTCATCATTGTGATACGAGATGTCAGTCCAGTTGGCAGGAATGGCAGGAAGGGTGGTCAGGTCGAAGTCAGGGAAGGCGGTTTGGATGGTCATTGGTCTGGTCTCCGTTGGGCTAGTTGATGAACATACAATAGCGATTCGTTTTTGATATGACAAGAACTTTTTTCTGGTCTTTGCATTTTTTTTTCGGGGTGCTATGAAGGGGGCATGCAGCGCGACATAGCCATGGTGATCTGCTCTTTCGGGACCGGCGAGCCTTGCGCAGAGCCGTGCTGTTGGTGCTTGGAACATGCCCAAGCAATTCTGGAGGTCATACAATGCAGAATAACCAGCTCAAATCCATCATCGAACGCATCGAGCGGCTCGAAGAAGAACGCAAAGCCCTTGCTGACGACATCAAAGACGTCCTCACCGAGGCCAAATCAAACGGCTTTGAACCAAAGATAATCCGCAAAGTCATCGCTCTGCGGAAAATGCCCGCAGAAGAGCGCCGCGAAATGCAGCTCATGATTGAAACTTACATGGCGGCGCTATAAGATATCACTCGTCCCCTCGGACGCGCCCGGTCCCGCCTCTCCAGCGACCCCGCACTTCACTGCGACGTGGGGCCGGGCAATCACATAGCAGGACAGCCATGACGGGCAGACCTTCAAAGTTCACACAGGCCATCGCAGACGAGATCTGCGAGCGCATGATCGAGGGCGAAGACCTCGTCAAGATCTGCAAATCAGACCACATGCCAAGCCGCGTTACCGTCTACCGATGGATGGCGGATAATCCCGCTTTTGAAGCACAGTGCGCGCGCGCGCGCGAGGGATTGGCCGATCACGACGCTTCGCAGATCGCCGAGATCGCCCGCACCACAACCAAGGCGACAGCCGAAGGCGATCGCGTGCGGCTCGCTGCGCTGCAGTGGCTTGCAGCTAAACGCGCGCCCAAACGCTGGGGCGACAAGATCGAGGTCGAGGCCAAGGTCGAAGTGAACAGCGGCCCCAGCGACAACCTGATGTCGTTCCTCGCCATGGCCGAAAAGGCAACGTCGCATGGCGGCAAAAAAGATAACTGACGCCCTGCTTGAAGCTTGGCAGCGCATGAGCCCCGAAGAGAGGCTCATCGCCGACTGGCAGCTTGGCTGGCTCAAGAAGCGCCTGACGCATCAAATCCCGCCACCGGGCGATGACTGGACCATCTGGCTGCTGCTCGCCGGCCGCGGCGCCGGGAAGACCCGCACGGCCGCTGAGACGATCGGGAGCTGGGCAGCCCTGCAGCCCGGCACCCGCTGGCTGGTGTCGGCCCCCACCTATGGCGATCTCATCGGCGTTTGCTTCGAGGGTGAATCCGGCCTGCTCAACGTCATCCCGCGCGATCTCGTCGCTTCGTACAACAAGAGCGATGTCGAGCTGAAACTTACCAACGGGTCGCTGCTCAAAGGCATTACGGCCGAGAAGCCTGAGCGCTTCCGCGGCCCGCAGTTCCATGGCGGCTGGCTCGATGAGCTGGCAGCGTGGCAATATGCCGACGAGGCCTTCGACCTCCTCATGTTCGGCATGCGCCTCGGCGCCCGGCCACGGCTCATCTGCTCGACAACGCCCAAGCCGAACACCATCATCCGCAACCTGCTGAAGCGCGAAGGCAAGGATGTCATCGTCACGCGCGCGTCCACCTACGACAACCTAGCCAACCTCGCGCCCACCTTCCGAGATCAGATCCTGCGCTACGAAGGCACCACGATCGGCCGGCAGGAGATCCATGCCGAGATCATCAACCCAGAAGAAATGGGCGTGGTCCGCAGGTCTTGGATCAAGCTCTGGAAGGGCGAGCTGCCCGAACTCGACTTTGTCGTCATGTCGCTCGACACAGCCTTCACCGAAGAGACTGGCGGGGGCGGGGATCCCGACTATTCCGCCTGCGTCGTCTGGGGAGTGTTCAGCCCGCGCGCCGATCGCCGAGACATCATCCTGCTTGACTGCTGGCAAGAGCGGCTCGGCTTCCCCGATCTCATCCGCCGGGTCAAACAGGAAATGAAAGCGGTTTATGCGCCGCGTGAGAAGGCGCTCATCAAGCCGGTCGTCGGCCCCAGCTACATGGAGGATAGCGGCCGCAAGCCAGACGTGCTGCTGATCGAAGACAAGGGATCAGGCATCAGCCTGCGCCAGATGCTCGGCCGTGAGGGCATCGTCGCTGCCCCATACAATCCCGGCCGCGCGGCAAAGCTCGATCGTCTGCACGCGATCTCGCCGCTGTTCGCAGCCGGCCGCGTCTGGATCACCGAAAGCAGCAAGGTGCCCGGCGACTTCGTGAGCTGGGCGCAGCCACTGATTGAGCAGGTTTGTACCTATAGCGGCCGCGATTCCATCCCGCACGACGATATGATGGATGCCGGCGTGCAGGGCTTACGCTACATCGCAGATCGCGATATGATCCGCGTCACACGTCCAGAGGCTCCAGAGCCGCGGGCCAGAGACGACCGGCCAAAGGTGAACCCATATGCCGCTTGATGATGACGAAACACCAGCCCAGATGATGGCCCGCGTCAGCCGAGAGGTCCGCGCCAGCGCGCAGCCAGTTCTGGGCAGTGGCTACAGCGCCAATATCGGTGGCCGCATGGGGCCGCTGTCTGGCACAGTGTTCTCGTCGTCAGCCGATCGCGTCGCAGGCCAACCCAGCGCCGCAGGCGTTGCGGCCGGCCTCGGCCCGCTGTCAGCTCACTTCGTGCAGCCAACCTTTAAGGGCGCGCCTCCAGCCTATGGCGTCGGCCTTGGTGGCAAGCCTTTCGATGCTGATACCTACTTCGGCGTGCAAGGAACCAAGACGCCCGGCGGCATGCAGTATGGCGTGAATGTCGCACGAGATGGCGCGTTCCTGTCTGGCTCGTACAACCCGACCAACCGAGATGTCAGCATCATGGGTGGTTATGAGCGCCGCTTCCAAGAAGGTGGTCCAGTGTTGACGCCGCGCCGTCTCGGCGCGTTGATCCAACCGCCTGAAGAGCAGGGCGCGATCAGCCCAAGCGCAGAAGGCGTTGGTGAAGGCCTGCAGGCTGTTGCGTCTGGCACAATCCCCGCGCTGCAGACCGCAGGTCAATACATCGCAGAGACGCCTTTTACGCAGGTGCTGCGTGATGTCGGCACGCTCGGCGGCAAGATGTATGAGGCAGCGAAAGAGAACCCTGCAGAGTTCATCGGCGGTATGCTTCCGGTCATCGGCAACATGTATTCAGCGAAAGATGTTTCTGAGCTGAAAGACAAGATCCGTGAAGCTCGTGCCGCTGGCGATGAAGAGCGTGCTCTTACGCTTGAGAAGTTCGTGCCGCTTGCAGCGGCTGGCGCTATCATGCCTGTCGGCGCAGGCGCCGCAACACGCAGTGCGGTGAAGAGCGCTGAGAAAGCAGCTCTTAGAGAAGGCATTGATGCTGCATCCGACGCAGCTCGCCTTGCTGATAACGCGCCAAAGATGGAACAAGCTGCAGCGATCTCAAAAGAGTTCGAGCCAGTGCATAATCCAGACACGATCGGCGCACAAAAGAAAGCCGATCAGCCGATCACTGGTGGTAATGAAGACTTCCAATTTACAGCGCTGGAGCGCGAAGTACGCGAGAAAGTTTCTGCGCGTATTACGAAGGCGGAGCGTGAAGAGATATCGCAGCTTGCATCTGGAACAAAGATTGATCCCGAAAAAGATGCGACTGTCGATCCGAAAAAAGCTTTGCAAGCTTACAAAGACATCAAAGAAAAATATCCAGAGTCAGATGGCTGGGCGCCGTTTGAAGTTGTTGGGTTTGAACGTGATTCAAAGAACAACGTGAAATTTGACGAAGATGGTTTGCCCGTCTTGAAGATCAAGCAAGAAGCTTACGGGTTCCATCAGAAAACAGGCGATGAAAAGAGAATTGCCGAAGGCAGTTGGGATCAAACACACGTTGAAGACATCGCAGACAAGCTTGTTAAAGAAGTCAAAGAAGTTGCTGATCGAGCTGACAGGGGCGACAAGAACGCAGATGTCATCATGGGCGCGCGCACTTGGTATGCCAAGATGCGAGACCGACTGCGTCAAGAATATGGTGGCTTTGCTGACGTGATGGCCGACGTGCTCGGCACTACAAGCGCGCAGACCAACGTGCGCCAGAACTGGGAGAACACCATTGAGGTGCTGTCGCAGTTTTCGCGTGGCGCATACGATCGCGCGCTGACAAAGCTCAATGACTGGCTTGAAGCCGGTGGAGAGATGGGCAGTGCCGGCGTGAAAGATGGGACAGGTTACATCAACGGGCATTTGAAAGATATTGAAGCAGCAATGCCAAATGCGCGTTTGCAAGCAGAAGCAGAGGGATTGACCGGCAAAGCTATGCAAGCACGCGCGAAGGAACTTGCGTTCCAGAAAGCGCAGGCCGGTGACTTCCCGCTCATCACCAAGGCAGATGGCAAGACGCTGTTCAATGCCAACAGCCCGCAGACCATGATGGCGCTGCTTGATGAGTTCCGTAAGCGCAAGGTCGGCGATGCGCCGAAGACTCCGAACTTCACCGGCAACCTCATTGGATATTCCGACAAGGCAACGATTGACTTGTGGGCCGCGCGTTTGCTTCGCCGCTTGTCGGGGCGCAGCCGCTTGATCCCTGACGCTGAAAGCGGCGTTGGTGGTACATATCTGGCCAATCCTCTGGAGTCCGGTATTCAGGTCGGCGGCGAGTTTGGCTTTGGTCAGGAAGTATTCCAAAAGGCCGCAGAGAAGCTGCGCCAAGATCCGCGCTTCAAGGATCTCGGCGACGATGATCTGCAAGCAATAGCTTGGTTCCTTGAGAAGGAGCAGTGGGCTAAGAAGGGCGCCACGACGAAGGCCGGCGAAGGCGGCTCTCTTGAGCTAGAAGCAAACTTTGCAGGTGTGTCTGATCGCGAAGCTTTGAAAGAGCAGCGCCGTCTTGCTGAGACAGATCCAACCTTCGCCGAGCGTGCTCGTCTGCGCAAAGAGCTAGATGACCCGCAGATCGCCAAGGATCGTGAAGCAGCGCGCGAAGCTCTTGATGAGAGCGGCTGGATTCTTGATTACAAGACGCCTGCGCAGCGCCGCAACGCTGTGATGGAGCGCGAGGGTCTCGACAAGGGTGCAGCAACAGAGCGCGCTGAGACGTTGTATAGCGAAGCGCGTGCTGCACAAGATGTTGAGAAGAAAATAGCGACAAGGGAGAACCGCCTTGCAACGCTTGAAGAGCGTGCTCAGTCAATTCCGGCGGCCGCGCGCGCCAATCTTAATGAAATGCAGGCAATTGCGCGTTCATTTACCGGCGGGTGGTCTCCTGATCGACCTGATGCGCCAGCAATGCCAGAGATGTTTGTCGAGGCTAACAAAGCAATCATTGGCCCGTTGGAGAGCAATTCCAACGTCATGATGATGAAGGCGACGAGATCGCAAGGCCGATACATTGACCCAGAAGGCAACATCTGGGACGAGCCGGCGCTCGACCTTGAGTTCGTCACCCGTCAAGATTTTGACCCCAACCCGACATTGCGGAACATGGTCGAGCAGGCCAAAAAGCGAAATCAAGACAGCACGTTCCTGTCAGAAAGGGTCGAAGCTGGCACAGTTGAGGGTGCAAACCCCGGCATCGAGGTCTACTTCACCAAGAAGCTAGGACAAGATGAAGTAGAGCGCCTCACTGAGACCATCAACCAGTTGGGGGTAGATGCGGGATTCACCTTTGTGACGGACTTCCGCGCTAAAAATCGCGCGGCAGGCGGCGAAAATGTTGGCGAATATGTGGGTATTCGTTTACAGTTTATCCCAGAGTTCAGTCCAAAAGGTGTCGAAGGCGTCGCAGAAGCTCACCTCAAAATGTTAGACGCGATCGACAATATATCCGCGTTCGATGGCGTGTCTTCAGCTCGTTACATCGAATACGATACACAAGTCGTCTTTAGGGATCAGTACGATGGCTACCTTACAGGAAATGTACCAACTGGCCGTCAAGCATCGTGGGCCAGACAGTCCAGCAGCGAAAGCGCTGAAGCAACAGATCGAAGCGCAGGCGTACTCGAAAGGGCAGTCGGCGGCGCGGTTGTTCATCGCCGGGGGTCTGGGTCAGCAGATGCAGGCCGTGAAGAAAAACAAACCAGCTTAAAATCTCAGATCCATTTAATTCAAAGCTCGCCGATGAGCCAGCTCGCCTTGTCGCGTGAGATCAAGAAGGTGACTGGGTCAAACACGCCTGCAGAGTGGGCGCATGCTCTCGCTGGTCACCTGATCAGCGGCAACGTGTCGAAGCTTGAAGAGCACGCAAAGCGATATCCGAAGATCATGCATGTCATCGAAGATGTTGCTGCGAGGCTCCGCGATGGCTGACTTTGATCCGCAAGAACTCGGTGGGTTTGGCGATCCATCTTTCAACGAAGAAGAACTTGGTCTTCTCTCTCCGATGGAAGGCAAGCAGACGCTTGAGATCTTGATTGATTCTGCAAAACGCGAGCAGCCAAATCTTGATGTGGCAAAATTCGTCAACGACATGGTCACGTCGATCGTGGCCAATGAGTTGTTCTTGCTGCGCATCGTCAACACAGTGTTTGTGCTGCGCCCGCTTGGCGGCACGTCGCTTGAGTTTCACACCGCAACCATCGAAGATCCGCAAACACTGATGGAGCGCTTTGACACCGCGGCAAAGACACTGAAGAACCTTGGTTGCACGCATGTTGTCTCTTACTCGTCAGATGCGAAGTACATTCGACTTGTAAAGATGATGGCGATGAGGGGAGATCTGATCAATCCAACTGTGACGCAGATCGAAGCCAAAGGCCCGAACCCTGTCTATCAATTCGAAGCGGATCTCTGACCATGCCAGTCGTAGCAGTAGCAGCAATTACAGCAGCAGCGGTTACAACCGCTGCCGTTGCCGCGCCGGCGCTTATCGGGGGTGCGGTAGCAGGTGGTCTTGTTGCTGAGATTGGCGTTGTTGGCGCTACAGCGGGTGCGGCAAGCAGCGCGATCGCTGGCGGCACTATTGCAGCAACTGCAGGCACGGGTGCGCTTATCGGTGCAGGCGCGGGGTCTCTTGCTTCTGGCATAGCTGCTGGCGCTCTTGCTGCAGGCGCGATTGGTGCAGGCGTTCTTGCAGCAACAAGCGGTGGCGGCGGCAGCGCCGCGGTTACCAGTGGTGTGCAAAATGCAGTTGCAGAAGGTGGCGTTACGCCTGACATCATTCAGAACGTATCAAGTGGCATTGATGCCAGCATCACTACTGCTCCGCCAAAACCGCCGCCACCAAAACCGTATGAGCCAAAAGTCTTCGACTACAATGCCCCGTTCGAAGTCCTCAACCCTGCTATGCAAGAAGCAGCAAGCAAGGGCATGTATGCTAAATTCTTGGAAGCCAACAAGGCGCCAATCGAAAACATGCAAAGCTTGGCTGCCAATGATCCGCAGACATATCAGGTCTGGAACGAAGCAGTCACGCAAGCAAACGTCACAAATCAAAACGCACTCAATGCCGCAAAAGGCCGTCCTGCTGTTTCACAACCAAGCAGCTTTACGCAGCCTGCATTGCCGCAAGCCATCAACACTGTTCAGCCGAATCCGTTCCAACAATATTCTTCGGCTGATTTGTCTGGCGCTGCGCGGTCTCCGTCGCAGCTCACATGGCAATCGGTAAACGCGCAGAACCAAGCCGCGATCGACATCGCTAACAAAACAATTGGTCAAGACACGCTCACTGCGTTCGACAAGGCTGGCGTCACTGCAAAAGAATTTCAATATTCGCAGCTCCAAGATGCGGCTGCCCGCAATCAGCGCTTGATCGACATCTACAAAGGCATGGACCCTGCCACGATGAGTGCGGCTGATAAGGCCCAGTTGCAGCAGGCTATTGATGCTCAGACAAAAATCACCGGTTTGATGGACAAGATTGGTGCGCCTGCGCAGCCGACCGCTGTTGCAACGGCAAAGCCAGATCTCGTGATGCCAACGCTGTCACCAGTCAATCCGCCCGCACCCGCACCGGGTCCGCAACTTAGCGCTGCATTTACGCCTTCGTCAGCGCCACCTATCACGGCTCCGTCAACGGTCGTTGATCCATCGGCATTCTCGCCGCTTGATCCGACATCAATCGCAAATCAGCCGACAGGCCTCACCGGCGGATCGCAGGTTGCTGGCTCGCCCGGCATGCAGACACCGTTCTCGCCCGGCAATGTCGGCCCGGTCGGCACAGGCAATGTCGGCGCCACGGATGTCGCTCGGTATCTTGATACGCTCTATGCCGAAGCGCGCCCGATCGTGCCTTCAGCCCCGCCCCCGGCTGCTCCGCCGCCAACAGCAGTGGCCGGTGGGTCACCATTGACCGTGACAGTTCCTGCCACCCCACCTGCTCCGCTGCCCCCTCCTGTCGAGCCCGTCTTCGCAGGCGTTCCGGCGTCAGGCGGCGAGGTGATTATGCCCACGCCAGAAACTGTCACCCCTATTCAAAGCGCGACCACGACCGAAAGCGGGTTCACCTTTCCCAAGCTCAGCGCCACAAACCTATTCCAAGGGGCTTTGCTTGCATCTGCGCTTGGCAGCCTTGGGGGGACTA